ATAAGTTTCGTTTTGAAGTGGCTTAGTCGATATAGATTTAACTAGAATAGTTTCTTTTAAATCAACTTTAGTAGACTCTAAAGATACTATAACATGCTCGCCTTCGAAAGTCGATGACTCTATATTATAGAGATAATCAAAATCGTGTTTAGTAACTTCGAAACTTAATATCTCGCCTAGGTTATAAGCATAACCATTAATGTAAAATCTAGTTCTTTCCATTGTGTTCTCCTTAGGTATTTATTATATAAAGAATATATAACTAAAACCAAATAAGTTAGAGATAGAGTATCGATTATTTTCGATACTCTATCTCTATATTAAAAATGTTTATAAATATATTCTACAGTAAGTAGTGTTAAAAACATTAACACAAACAGACCTATAGAATACAGGAATGAGACACCAAACATAGTTACATATGATTCAGTATCGAGAAGCGTGCTAGAAAACATTACAGTTGCAGATATAGTCAGAAACATTAAAAATATCGTAGCCATCTGTGCCGTTATGATTTTTAAACCTCTACTCATCTCTTATCCTTTCATTATGGCAGATTCTAACTCTTTGTTAAATATCGTAAGCTCTTGGTTATTGAAGTTAAGTTCTTTCAGCATAAGCTCTTTAATATTATTAATATTAATCTCAAATGCTTTAGACTCTACTGTTTCTAAAATATCTATTTTCTTAATAACCTCATTATCAGTTTTAAATTTGATATGGTAATCAGGATAAGCAGATATAAACTCTTTAAGGTTCTTAAGTAAAGTATTATCGTTCTTAATCTCTATTCGTATGTAAGAACCGGAACGAAGTTTCTTAAGCTCTTTCTTAAGGTTATTAACTATTTCAGATTCCGATTGATCTTGATAAGACAAGGTTTTAAAGGTAAGAGCATTTGGGTTCTCTAAGAACTTGAAATCCATTTTACCATCACTATAGATATTACAAAGTAGACCACCTTTATTTTCTTCTTCGCCATGTGCTAAACGATCAAAACTACCTGGAGCTAAAATACGTTCATAAGCATTAGGTGTATGAATATGGCCAATAGTTATATAATACTTTACTATATCTAAATATTCAGATTCTTTATGCACAAATTTCATACCATCTAAAATAGGCATTTGGAATCTAAAACAACCATGCATAATAGCAATATCAACTTCTGCTAATTGATTCTCTTTAAGGAGATTGAGAACTTCTTGGTGCGTATCTGAAGCTTCATGCCTCCATTCATCGGGAACATAAAGAACAGATATACCTAATTTATCTATTTTCTCTATAGAAAGAGTGTTAATATATTTATAATCTGCATCTGGTGCTAGTTTCTTAGCTATTTCTGTAAAGCTAGCTATTTGATCGTTATCATGACTTGGTGTACCATAAAGGATTCTGAACATAATGTTATTATCTCTACACCATAATAGAACATTAGATAACCAAGACATAATAAGACGATATTCTGTAGATCTACTAGAAAGTAAACGATCGAATATATCTCCTGCTATAAAAAGAATATCAAGATCATTTAGTTCTTTAGCATACCTAATGAAAAAATCATTAAGATTATTTATTATATTTTCGGTATGATTCTTAGGGTGTCCTAAATGTATATCAGATAGGACTAGATACTTTATTTTTGTTTTCATTATTTATACCAACTGTTATCGTAAGTGTTTCATAAACTTCTTGGTACTGATGTAAACGTTCATCTGCTTCTGTTTTCATCGTTTTTAACCATTCATCATATGTACCAGAAATCATATTTAAGGTTTTATAATCTTCATTCTCTAGAAGATATTTCATATACCAAGCTTTTTGTTTAGGTGCAGGGACAACATGGATAATCTTATTATCTTTATAACTATCTTTATAAAGACGTGTATGTAAACCAGGTACCCACTCTACAATATTAATCTTACTATTAGAAGTAAGAAGTGTCATCTCTATAGCTCTAGCATAAGTATTAAAATAGTCTTTAATAATATACTCATTATCTTCATCATCTTTAATATAGAGTTCTGAGAAATCAGATGGTTGTAATGTAAGTATATCAGATTCTTCTCTATATTTTGCTTTTGTAATAGCTTTAAAATTATTTTTAAAATAAGCTTTAAGTTCGTCTGTTATAAAACCTGGATAACATAAGAAAATTACTCTAGAGCTCATACTGTAAGATTTATAAATAGCTGCTAGTTGTTCTGTAGATTGTGTCGTTATAAACATTCGATGTTTCCTTTTAGTTAAGATAAATCAATTATGATCTATTATACAATATATTAAGGTTCTCGTGACGAGTTTTTGAAATAAGGATAGATAATATGGCCATACTTAGACAAAGCGACTGGGCCTTATACCCCCAAGCTATAGTGCATGTTACTACTAAGAATAAAAGTTTTCTTAGAGTAGCGCAAATTTATAAAGCTATGGGCATTAAGAACCATGCTTTTTTATTAGCATTACACAACCCAGATCTAGCTGATGTTGATCCATTTATCGATGATCTTACAGAAGACCAGATTAACGCTATAGGACAAGAGATAGCAGAGAACCCTTGGTACTTCTTTAGAGAGATTATAAGGATACCAGCATCTGGTACAGTTAATGGTGTAAGCTTTATAGCTAACAGAGCTAACATAGCTTACTTATGGTGTTGTTTTAACCACTTAACAACTATGATCATTATGCCGCGTCAAACTGGTAAATCCGTTGTTGCCGATAGTTGTAACGTTTACATTCTTATAGCCGGTGGTAACAACATTAAGATGGTACTATTTACGAAGGATAATGGACTAAGAGTATCGAACATTGAAAGATTAAAAGCTATATTCGATCTTTTACCTTGGTATATTAACCCAAGAGATAAATCAGATAGTAACAACACAGAAAACATAACTATCAATGCTTTACAGAACAGATTAGATACTGTAGTTGGACAAACCACATTAGCTGGTGCTATGAAAGTGGGTCGTGGTCTTACTGTTGCTATATTACAAGTGGACGAGTTAGCATTTATTCCACATATTAAAGAGTCTTTAGAAACAGCATTGGCTGCTACTGGTGCTGCGCGTGAAAATGCTAAAGCTTCAGGGTCCCATTATTACAACACTTATACTACAACACCTGGTTATGTTAATACAGAAGAAGGCGCTTATGCTAAATCCATTTACGATAGCTGTTGTAGATGGACAGAAAAGTTCCTAGATCTTCCAACTCATGAAGAGCTAGAAAGTACTGTTAGAAAAAATACACGTAGAGGTAACTTTAGTATTCTAATAGAGTTTAACCATAGGCAACTTGGTAAAACAGACGCTTGGTTAAGAGAAAGAATATTAGAAGCAAATGCTACTGGTGATAGAGCCGAAGCTGACTTCTTGAATAAGTGGTCACAAGGTACAGCAGCTTCTCCTATATCTAAAGAGAATCTTATAAAACTAAGAGAATCTATAGTTAGTAAATCTTATATAGATATAAGTACAGAAGGTTACGTTATGAACTGGTATATACCGGAAGAAGATGTTAATAATGGTCTAAATGATAGACAAGTTATCTTAGGTATGGATAGTTCTGAAATGATAGGTAACGATAATACTACATTCTGCGGTAGAGATGTTGTTACTGGAGAAGTTATTTGTACCGCATTGATAAACGAAACTAACGTTCTTACATTAAGTAACTTCGTAGCTAATCTATTAATTAAATATCCTAATATGACTTTTGTTCCAGAAGCTAAATCTACTGGAGTAGCTATTATAGATACCGTAGCACAAATATTCATTAGCAAAGGAATAAATCCATTTACTAGGATATTTAATAATATTGTAGATGAAAAAGACATTAGACAAGATTATCAAACAGCTTGGGGTAGCATAACTAAAGGTTGGAATCTAAACGAGTGGTATAATAAATATAGAAAAGAGTTTGGGTATAGAACATCTGGTATAGGTAAAAATAGTCGTGATAACCTATATGGTACATCTTTTAACGCGAGTATAAAATATACAGCACATTTAACAAGAGATGAGGATCTAGTAACAGAATTAGAGTCTTTGATAGTAAAAAATGGGCGTATAGACCATCCAGCTAATGGTCATGATGACATGGTTATTGCATACACACTAGGCTATTGGTTCCTTACACAAGCTAAAAATCATGAACTTTATGGTATAAATAAAGATAAAATACTAGCTGGTGTTAAAGTAAGTATAACAGAAGAGAATGGCGGTCCTATAGAAGAATATAGGAAAGCCAAACAAAAACAAATTAAAGATACTGTAGATGTTTATTTAGAAAGAATTAAACACTGTCAAGACCCTTATATTACTCAACAGCTTATAGCTAAAACAAAAGCTTTATACGCTACACTAGATAAAGACTTTATAGTTTCGTTTAACTTACAAGATATGTTAGATAAGATTAATAATGAAAACCGATTGAAGAGAATAGATATCGGTGGTAGTAGGAAATATGCATTTTAAAAAAGTAGATAGATAGTTAGAGCTTTATAGGCTCTAACTATCTATCGTTATCAAAGTTAACACTTACTGATTGTAAATAGTAAGACCTACTATAGCAACCAACACAACAACTGCTAGTACAATACCAGCTATTTTAAATTTCTTAGAAGATTTTTTACAGTCTTTTTTATCTTCTGGCTTTTTATCCTCTTCAGGCTGTGGTTTAGGCTCAGGTTTAGGGCCCTCTGGCGCTGGCTCTTCAGGTTTTGGTTCTTCAGGCTTAGGCTCTGGTTGTGGATTTGGAATTGGTTTCTCAGGTTTCTCTATTCCTAAAGCTCCTGACCAATCATCCTCTTCAGTTGGATACTCAGTATGGTACGCAACTGTTCTTGGAACTTCTATTAGAACATTAACATCGTCTAGAACTTCTGATTCAGTTTCAACATCTTCGTTATCGACTGCGTAAATTACTTTATCTGTAAAATCGATATAGTATTCTAAGTTACTATCTGCGAAAATAAAATCAGAATCAATAACTGTACCTAAGTTCTTTTCTCCAAAGTTAGTTTCTTCTACACATCTGACATGGATCTTAGCCTCATGCGGAAGATCTTTCTCTTTAACGTCACATTTGAAAGTGTATGTAATGGAGTCTTTGGTGTAGTTAACAGATTTCTCTTCCCTAATAAATTTTACAAAGTAAGGATTTACAGTTAGTAAATCTTGTTT